AGTTGTCGTTAAGAAAATACAATATATGTGCATGATTTGTGGGCATATCCGTCATGAAAAATATGACTGCTACGTACCACCACCTAAATCCAAAACCAAATCATTAGAACGGAATAAGAAGAAATATGGCAATCGAGGTTGATTGCTTTTTTATTTTCTAAAAGAGGAATTTATATGATTAAAATTACAGTTGGAATCTCTAAAGAACATATAGCAGTTAAATGTGTTGGTCATGCAAATTACAACATATGTGGTGAAGATATTGTATGTTCTGCAATTTCCACACTCTTACAAACGCTTTGCTATAGTTTGGAAGAATTGACATCAAACAAAATAAACGTTTCTCTAGAAAAAGGAGAAGGATATATAGGTATATATCATCCAACATGTAAAGCAATTACATTAGTTAATGGCTTTGTAATTGGATGTAGAGAGGTAAGTCATACTTACCCTGATTATGTACAATTAGAAATCAAAGAATAGCACTACAATGAGTGCTTTTTATTTTGTCCAAGCATTTACGACATTAAAAGATATGGATGAGTCAGGCGTGGAAATTTTAAGCTACGGAAAAGAGCAGGCGTGTAACTCTCTAAAAGATACGGATAGGAGAAATAAAAATGAAAAAAGAATTAGAAAAATTATTATCCCATAAAAGAAACTTAAATTTACAGTTATTCGCTGAAGAAGGCGGAGATGGTGAACCAGGCAACGATGATCCTGAAGACAAATCAGGAGATGGTGGAAATGATGACAAAAAATACACTGACGAAGATGTAAACAACATCATCAATCGAAAATTTGCTGAATGGGAAAAAAGACAAAAAGAAAAAAGCGCAAAAGCTGCAGAAGCTGAACGATTAAAAAACATGACCGAAGAAGAAAAAAGAAAACATGAAATGGAAGAACTCCAAAAGAAAATCGCTGGTTATGAGAAAGAAAAAGCTATTGGAGCAATGACAAAGGTTGCCAGAGGAATCTTAAACGATTCGAAAATCGTTGTTAATGATGAATTATTAGTAAATCTAGTAGCAGAAGATGCTGAAACAACAAAGGCAAATGTAGAAAACTTTGTTAAAAACTTCAATGATGCTGTTCAAAAAGCAGTAGCTGAAGCTTTAAGAGGAAAAACACCTCGATTAAAGGATGGTTCAAAAGAGTTGACAAAAGAAGATATTCTAAAAATTAAAAATAGAACTGAACGTCAAAAAGCAATGGCTGAACATCCTGAATTATTTAGATAAAAAAGGAGAAAACTATATGAGAAAACAATTCAATTTACAATTATTTGCTGCACCAACAAATACAACAGTTACAACTGATTTAGAACCAGGTATTTCTATCGATTATACTTCTAGAATCAGTTCAAATATCAATGAATTACAAGATTTATTAGGGGTTACTGAATTAACACCAATGTCTTCAGGAACAACAATCAAAATCTATAAAATGGAGGTTGGTACAGTTGCTCCTCAAGTTGGAGAAGGTGAAACAATCGGTTTAACTAAAGTAACTAGAAAGAAAGTCCAAGATATTGACCTAGTATTAGAAAAATATCGTAAATCAACTACTGCAGAAGCAATTCAACGTTCAGGACGTAATATTGCTATCAATCAAACTGATGAAAAAATGGTCGGTGTCATTCAAGGACAAATCAAAAAGACTTTCTATTCTACATTAAAAGAAGGTACTGGTACTGCTACTGGTAAAACTTTACAATCTGCCTTATCTGCAGTGTGGGGAGAATTAGTTAAACATTATAAAGATGAAACAGTTACACCTATTTATTTTGTATCTACAGATGATATTGCTGAATATTTAGGTTCAAAAGAAATTACTTTACAAACTGCATATGGATTCACATATTTAAAGAATTTCTTAGGTTTAGGTGATGTCATCGTTTCACCTGAATTAGAAAAAGGTACAGTATATGGTACTGCCAAAGAAAACATTGCGGGTGCTTATATTCCAACAAACAATGGCGATGTTGCTGATACATTTGGTTTAACAAGCGATACAACAGGTCTAGTAGGTATGGTTCATACTTCTAAAACAGACAATGCAACAATTGAAACATTATTAATGTGTGGTGTTAAATTCTTCGTTGAATATGTTGATGGCGTATTCAAAGGAACAATCACTCCAGGAGAAGCTGCATAATGTATGTTGCTATTAAAAGATTTTCTGATTTAACAGATGATGATCATATTTATGATACTGGTGATGTGTACCCTAGAGATGGCTTTGAACCATCTAGGGAACGTATCATTGAATTAGCAACATCAAAAAACAAACTAGAAACGCCACTCATCACTTATATTGAGGATGAAGAAAAAAACATTGAAGAAAATGATAAAGTAGAAGATGAAAAGCAAACGACTAAGAAAACAACTAAAAAAGCTAAAAGTGAATAGTTATGGCAATCATTGATGATGTAACAGCGTTGTTAGGCTTTTCTGATGAAAAGTATAACAAAACATTAGATGTGATTATTCGTCTTACTACTAATCGTTTAAAAACACTATTGGATGTTGAAGAAGTACCAACTGAATTAGAATATATCGTTACTGAAGTTTCAATTGTTAGATATAACAAGATTGGTTCTGAAGGAGTCACAAGTCATTCGGTTGAAGGAGAAACCATGTCATTCAGTGACAATGATTTCAAGGGGTATCTAAATGATATAGAAGCTTGGAAAAATAAAAAGAACGAAGTAAAAGGAGTTGTCAAATTCTTATGAGATATGACACTCCTATTTATTTTCAAAAAGTTATACAAGGCGAATACAATCCTACTACTGGAGACTATGGAGAGGATACAACAAAAGAAACTTGTGCAATGGCTTCTGTCATAGATACAAGAACTGAAACAATGCGAGTTGTTTATGGCTCTATCAAGCAAGGAAGTAAGACCATCCATATACAAAATCATTACGATGAATCATATGATTTAATTAGAATCAATGATAAAATTTATCAAACGGATTATTCTAGAAAGCTTAGAAATAAACAGTCGTTTATCGTTCATGAGGTGCAAAATGGGTAGAGGTATAAATATTACAGGCATTAAAGAATTAGAAGCCAAACTAAAGAAAAATGCAACTCTTGATGATGCTAGAACTGTTGTTAAGAAAAATGGTGCGGATTTGCAATCGCGAATGACAAGAAATGCGGTCTTTGTCAAAGGATACTCAACCGGTGCAACTAAAAGAAGTATTAGAAGTGCATTTACAGATTCTAATTTGACTGTAACAGTTGAGCCAACAACCAGCTATGCATCTTATCCGGAATATGGGACACGATGTATGGCGGCCCAACCTTTTGTACGGCCATCTTTCAACATTCAAAAAGAAATCTTCAAAAGAGACTTAAAGAAATTAATGAAATGAGGTGTGTTATGGATCCTCAACAAGAATTATTCAGTTACTTGTTAGTAACGCTAAAAAAAGAATATCCAGATATGGTTTTTGATGGCTTTATGCCACCTGAAGAAACACCATATCCTTTTATTTATCTTGCTGACAGTCAACAAACTGATGACTATAGCAATAAAACAGCCATCTTCAATAACGTGTATCAAACCATTCACATATGGAATGACTCGCCTAAAAAAAGAGGAACTGTTTCTAATATGGCATTAAAAATAAAAAACATTGTAAGAAGATTGGAATACACGAGCAATTACAAGTGGGAAATTAGAAATATTGAACAAAGAATTTTGGAAGATACGACAACTAAGACACCACTTATGCATGTTGTGTTAGAGTTAGAATTCAAATCTTCTAGTAAAGGAGGAAAAAGAAGTGATCAATAAATTTGATTTGCAATTATTTGCTGATGAAAGTCCTGAAACGATTTCAGGAAAAAAACTTGTCTACTTATTTAGAGTGGCAGAAGATTCAAAAACAGAAAATGCAGGTGCTTTAGCTTTTGTAACCGAAAATGAAAGAACAACATCTAAAGATGCTGATTCTACACAAACGAAAGATGGAAATGTTCGTACACCTGGTGCTGCTGAAATTGAAATCACAAGTACATCATTATTGCCTAAAGGGGATAAGATGATTGATAAATTAGAATCAGCAATGCTAAATGACAAACTTGTAGAATGCTGGGAAGTAAATTTAGCTGAACCAGGTTCTAGCACAAACAGTGGTAAATATAAATCAAAATATTATCAAGGATATATTACTGAATTAGGAATTTCTTCTAATGCTGAAGATAATGTTGAAGTAAGTATCACTTATGGAGCTAACGGTCAAGGCGCAGATGGATACGCAACATTGACTGATGAGCAAAAAGAAATTGCATCTTACGTCTATAAAGATGTAATAAAAGAAAGCGGAAAATAGGACGGGTATTTATATCCGTTCTTTTTATTTGGATTGAGAGGAGAAAATTATGGAATTAACTATTGAAAACAAAACATATAATTTTAGATTTGGAATTGGATTTGTAAGATATTTAGATGGAAAATCTTCAATTGAACAAAATGGTGTTCAATTTGGAATTGGATTGGAAACATTGATTCCAAACTTATTAACAGGAAATACTGTTACTTTATCTGATTGTTTATTTGTAGCAAATAGAACTGAAAACCCAAGAGTCACTCAAGAACAGCTTGATAATTATATCGATAATGAAAATACAGATATTGATGGTCTTTTTGACGATGTGTTAAAAGAGTTAAAAAAGTCGAATGCTACAAAGAAGAAAGCAAAGATGCTGATGAAAGAGTACGAAGAAAAAATGCAAGAAACACAGGATCAAGCAATGTAGTAACATATGAAGAAATAATCGAAAATTGTTTTCGCTATTTAAACATCAATGATATTGATAAAATCAATAGATTAACAATCAAAGATTATAGATGTTTGATGAAAGGCGCTCAAAAGAAAAAGATTGATGAATCAGAACAGTTATTTCTCTTAGCATGGGTTATCAGACAAGCAAAAGCACAAAAGAAAAGTGGCAGATATGTATATAGAACTTTCAAACAGTTCTTTAATCGAAAGAAAATCGAAAGCAGTATAGAAAATCAAAATAATGAAACTTCTCTCATTGAACGAATTAGACAAGCTGTAGAAATTCAAGGAAGGAAGTGATAATTATTGGAAACATATAGTGTAAAAGCAATACTGAGTGCTGTTGATCAAAACTTTACAAGCACTATGAAAATGGCTAACAGTAGTCTTTCAGGCATTAAGAGTGCAAGTGAAGGAGCTACTAGTTCAATAATGAAAATTGCTAGTGGTATAGGGGTTTTTAAAGCGTTATCTGCAGGCGTTAATATGCTGACAAGCTCAGTCAATGGTGCAGTTGACAGATATGATACGCTAACAAAATATCCAAAAGTATTGACTAATCTCGGATATAGTACACAACAAGCAAATAAATCGACAGTTAAGTTGAAGGATGGTATACAAGGTTTACCAACAGCTTTAGATGATGTTGTTAAAACATCACAAAGACTTACTGTTTTAACAGGTAATCTAGATAAATCTACTGATACAACATTAGCTTTGAATAATGCTTTTCTGGCAAGTTCAGCTTCTGTTTCAGATTCATCAAGAGGTATGGAACAGTATATACAGATGCTTTCAAAAGGGACTGTTGATATGCAGTCTTGGAGAACATTACAAGAAACAATGGGCTATGCATTAAGCGAAACAGCCAAGCAACTTGGAATTGCAAGCGGTTCTTCTAATGAATTATATAGTTCGTTACAATCTGGGCAAATTACATTTGATCAATTTAATGATGCACTGATTGAATGTTCTACTAGAACAGGTGGTTTTGCTGAAATGGCATTAGAAGCAAGTGGTGGAATTAAGACATCGTTTGCTAATATCCAAACTGCTATTAAGAGCGGCATGGAAGGAACGATTTCAGCTATCGATACAATGTTGAGTAATTCAGGATTGCCTAAAATTCAAGAAATGTTGGATGATGTCAAAAAAGGAATAAACAAAGTTTTCGGAAGTTACACATTATTAGATGATGGTACTAAAAAGTTTAACGGAGGTTTAGTACAGGCTGTTGCAAATTTTGATAACCTTAAGGGATTAGCTATGCAGACAGGATCTATTTTAGCTGGACTGACAGTAGCGACTGGAAGCGTTGATTATATAAAAGCTTTAGGCGGAGGGTTTGACCTATTATCAAATAAAACTGCTAGACTCGAGGCTTCTATTGGTGCTGTAGGAGAAAAAATAACCGTTTTAAAAGGCGCATTCAATGGATTGTATGGTGCGGATTCATTTGGAAAGTTAAGTAAATCTGCTCAACAATTTGCAGATGGTCTCGAAACAATGAAAATAAAATCAATGATTTTTAATGATAGCGTGAGCAAATTAATGCCTAGCTCAGTTAAAAAGAGGGTACTGGGAAATTTGTTGGGAATAAAAATGAATGGAATATTAATCTCTCAACAATTAGGGGATGCATTCGATAAAGTGTCTTCAAAAATTCCTGACAAATTTATGAAGATGGGTTCGGGGATTGGTAAAGGGTTGAAGAAATCTACAGATGTTGGATTAAAATCCTTGTCGTTGATGTCGAGCGGATTGAATAAAGTATTTGCATTTGCTCTGAAATCAGTAGGCCCTGCAGCTATTTTAGGATTGGTAGTAGCAGGACTAGGGATTGTAAATAATCAGTTTGGTGGACAAATAGATAAAATGATTGCTACTGTAGTTACTCAAGCGCCAAAAGTAATAAGTAATTTTGTAAAAGGAATTACCAGTCAAATGCCTATGTTAGCAAGTTCAGGAGCACAGTTACTTGTTCACTTATCAGTCGGAATAGCCAAAACATTACCACTTGTTGTAAATGCAGGTATGCAAATATTGAATTCAATTATTCAGGGAATATCAGCTAACGCTCAATCAATTGTTAAAAGCGCGTTGCTAATTGTTGGTACTTTAGGTGGCGCAATATTAAATGCTATACCTCAATTGCTTGGAATTGGATTACAATTCATTGTTTCAATTACACAAGGTATTTTAGATAACATGCCTTTAATATTGGTAGGAATTCAAACTATGATTACCAATATTACAACAGCGATTCAAACACAACTGCCTACAATGATACAAATGGGCGTTCAAATTCTACAAAATATTGCTACCGGTATTGTTCAAATGCTACCTCAATTAGTTGTAGGAGCTATTCAAATTATAACTACACTGATTAATACAATCAGTGAAAATCTTCCTACAATCCTTAATGGTGCAGTAGAAATCATCAATACATTAGTTGATGGTTTAATCAATAATTTACCACAAATAATCGATGCTACAGTTGAATTGATAGGAGCGATTTTAAGCGCAATTATTACAAATCTCCCTCAAATCATGACTGCAGGTGTTCAAATTATCTTGAAGTTGGTTTCAGGATTGATTTCAGCAATACCTCATGTTATTTCGGGTGTGGCTAAGGTTGCTAAGAAAATTATTTCAACTTTCAAGGATACAAACTGGTTAGAAGTCGGTATCAATATTATCAAAGGAATAGCTAAAGGTATTTCAAGTGCTGCTGGTCAGTTATGGAATGCAGCTAAAGGTGTTTTAGGCGGTTTCAAAGACAAAGTTCTAGGGTTCTTTGGTATTCATTCGCCTTCTCGTTGGGGTAAATGGGTAGGAAAAATGATTGATACTGGATTTGCTAAAGGTGTTGGTAATAATATTCGTTTGATTGCAAATCAAGCTCAAAAAATGTTTGATACTGTACAATCTTATGTTTTTGATGTCAATACACTAGGTATGAACCTTTCGCTCGCTGATGGACTTAGTGGTACTTTGAATCATTATATAGAATACAATGATCGCTATATTGATGATGAAGGTGGCAACGATGATAACACAGAATATAACTTCAATATTACAACTGAAATTGATGGTAAAACAGCTGGTAAAGCAATGGCAAAATACACTAAAGAAGAACTTGATAGGATGGACAAACATTCAAGAAGATTGAGAGGTGATATCTAAATGTTATATGATTTTATAGACACAACTTCGAACATATCAGCAGGTAATTATTTGCCTGCTGAAGCAATGTCTTTTAATGGTGTTTATTTAGAAAATGAGATTGATGGTTATCGAACCCTCTCGGTTCAAGGCAGAGAACTTGCATCTTCTTCAATTAATGACATTGAAATTAATAGTAAAGATGGTACACATTATAAATCAAGAAGGTATGATCCGAGAATTATTACTATTAAATATCAATTGATTACTAAAAG